AGGGCATTCCCGGTACCGAAAACGAAATCAGCGTGGGAACCGAGGTAACGAGCGCTACAGCGTGGACACGAACCTTCACCAATACACAGCTTTCAGCGGTTCGTTTACGCCTGAAATGGCCATCGCTTTTCAAGCAGGAGGACGATGGCGATCTGGTTGGTTACTCGGTTAAGTATGCGATTGACTTGCAGACGGACGGCGGGACATGGCAGACAGTCCTCAATACCAGTGTGACCGGGAAAACGACCTCAGGTTATGAGCGTAGCCACCGTATTGATTTACCTCAGGCGGGCAGCACATGGACAATCAGACTACGCAAAATTACCGCTGACGCCAACAGCGCGAAAATCGGCGACACGATGACGCTACAGAGCTTCACTGAGGTGATTGATGCGAAATTGCGATATCCGAACACCGCGCTGCTCTACATTGAATTCGACTCCAGCCAGTTTAATGGTTCTATACCTCAGATCTCCTGTGAGCCTCGTGGCCGCGTTATTCGGGTTCCTGATACTTACGACCCAGAAACCCGCTCTTACAGCGGGACATGGACCGGGGCGTTTAAGTGGGCATGGACGGATAACCCTGCGTGGATATTTTACGATCTGGTTGTTTCTGACCGGTTCGGCCTCGGTCACCGTTTGACTGCTGCTAACATCGATAAATGGACGCTTTATCAGGTCGCCCAGTATTGCGATCAGATGGTACCGGACGGTAAGGGTGGCGATGGAACAGAACCACGCTATACCTGCAACGTGTACATTCAGGACCGGAACGACGCTTACACAGTCCTGCGTGATTTTGCTGCTATTTTCCGTGGCATGACGTACTGGGGTGGCGATCAGATCGTTGCTCTGGCCGATATGCCCCGTGATGTGGATTACAGCTACACACGCGCTAATGTTGTTGGCGGTCGCTTCACCTATTCAAGCAGCACCACGAAAACCCGCTACACTACAGCGCTGGTTTCATGGTCCGATCCCGGTAACGCCTATGCTGACGCGATGGAACCCGTATTCGAGCAGGCGCTGGTGGCGCGGTACGGCTTCAATCAGCTGGAAATGACAGCCATCGGCTGTACCAGGCAGTCAGAAGCGAACCGAAAGGGGCGCTGGGGTATACTCACCAACAACAAGGATCGCGTTGTTTCGTTTGATGTCGGGCTGGACGGAAACATACCGCAGCCTGGCTATATCATCGCTGTGGCAGACGAGCTGCTTTCCGGAAAGGTTATGGGCGGCCGCATCAGCGCCGTTAATGGTCGCGTTATCAAACTTGACCGTGTAGCTGATGCGGCAGCAGGTGATCGCCTTATCCTCAACCTTCCCTCCGGAGCGTCACAGAGCAGGACCATTCAGGCGGTTAACGGGGAATCGGTCACAGTCACCACCGCGTACAGTGAGACGCCTCAGGCCGAAGCTGTCTGGGTGGTTGAGTCAAACGAACTCTATGCGCAGCAGTATCGTGTTGTGAGTGTCGCTGATAACGATGATGGGACTTTCACCATTACCGGTGCATGGCACGATCAGGATAAATATGCCCGAATCGATACCGGAGCCATCATTGACCAGCGGCCGGTGAGCGTGATCCCGCCGGGCAACCAGTCGCCGCCTGCGAACATCGTGATCAGCTCGTTTTCTGTGGTGCAGCAAAATATCAGCGTCGAAACGATGCGCGTGAGCTGGGACCAGGCGCAGAACGCTATCGCCTATGAAGCGCAATGGCGCCGCAACGACGGGAACTGGGTTAACGTGCCGCGTA